GCGATTAATTCGTATTCGTATCGAATCTCTAATCTATCCATTTGCAGAAATCGATCTGCATCTGGGGCCATGTCTGGAGGGTCAACCACGCTCTGATGTTTAATTTAAAGAGTTCATCAGCCTCAAGCCCGAATACTTTTTATATTTAAAGTCATTTATCACTTAAAGTAAACTAAATTGTAGAGCTTACTTATAATTAAAAGTTATAAAGTCATTGATTGTTATATCTAAAGCTAATGTTACTAATTGAATAGTATGCAGCTTCATATTCTTATTAGATCGCCATCTTAAAATCTGTTGTGGTGATGTATTGGTTATTTTTGCAAGTTTAACACTATTTAAATTCTTATATGCTTGCGCCATTCTTAAACATTTGCCCGAGTCTATTAATTCCATCGTTGATAATCCTGTGTTATATTAATTGGGCTGGTTCCCCCGATCAGCAAACTACTCCTATGGTTTACCCCCTCTCGCGAGGGGGGTTTTTAGTCTAGAATGGTATATCGTCATCCATATTTTCAATAGTAATTTCGGCAGGAGCTACTGATTGCGTGACCTGCGGGGCAACAACAGGAATAGCCGCTTCTTTTGGAGTATAACTGGTCTTCATATATTTAGTTCCCTTTGCCGAGGTATTTACCCAGACGTTTACCCAATAATCAACGCCAGCAATCAGAGCTGAACCTTTATAATCTGCGTGAGTTTCTGTTTCTTTCTTATCATTTTTAAAAATAGCACCGCTATTATCTTTCTGTTCATAATCATTCATCAAAACTTCTCCACTTGGTTTAATATTACATTGACGGCCTTTTTTACTTCATCGGCCAGTTTCTCAATAAATCCCTCGTCTCGGCAAAATGTCACTAAGACAGGAGGAATCTGGGGGTGGAATGCAAAAGCATCCCAAGATGCTGCACCAGTTACGAGCATACAGCCTTGTATTTGCTGGTAATAAGCCTTTCCTAAAGATTGTGGATCAAGGCTATATTTGACCATTGTCTTTGCTGCTGGACATTTAATCTCAACTCCAGTCATATACTTTGGATTGTGATAAATAATGCCATCAGGCGAGCAACCAAACTCTTTGCTATCGTCAAGAATAAACCCATGCTCAGTCACCTTATAGTCGGTGATATATTCATAAGCCTCTCTTGCTTCTGGCTCAAGTTCAGTTCCGCGCTGCATATGCTCATTAATATAAAAAGGTTCAGATTTACCTGTTAAGCGTTCAGCAATCAATTCATGGATATAATTATCAGCAGATGTAGACGGCTTCCCAGTCGTTGTTATTAACTTGCCAAAGTTACTTGCTGAAGGTTTACCCAGTCGTGCGGCAAACCATTCTTCAGTACCTTGCTCATGGTCTAAGATAATCATCCTTGAGGTGCCTTCTTATTACGCAAAGCGTGCATAGCCCTGTCATATTGAGAAGCAAGCAATTTATAAGGGTTTTCGCATTTAAAATGATTACAGAATGCAATAGTGTCAGCGTCACGCTCATCCATCAGCATTATTAACTCAGCCGCTTGATGATCGCTAATAACCGCATTAGCAATTACAGGGTTAATATCTTCACCTGCGTAAATGTAATGACCTAACCCGAACATCGCAAAACACTTAACTAGACATCTCATCTTGCTGCTGTTAATTGCAAACTTATCAGGGTTAATTATTGCTTTGTTTCTATGGTCCATTACAGGTAGCCACATATGACGCATCATTACCTGATCTTGCTCACCGCCCGTATGAATATGAACTACGCAACTAATCTCGACGGTCCCAGTGGTATCACATTTATCTTCTTCAAAAGAATAATGTAATTCTGGATAGTGTTCCATCATCGTTCCGTATGCCCAAGCCCATGATAAATAAGACAAATTGCCTTTCTTCTCGATGTGTTTAGATACATCAATAGCAGATAAAGTCTGCCAGACCTCTTTAGATAAACTCATTGCATTTCCCCTGTTGGTTTAGTATTAGCTGTATCGCATTGCTCTTGAGCGTACTGGTCAGCATAGCCCCAGTAATACTCTGGATTTTCTACATCTCTAACAGCGTGACCATGTAAAGCGTCATACTCACCCTGCTCATAAAAACTTAAATCATTAATGTTCATTGTTCAAAACCTCGGTATATCAATACAAATGTTTTCCCACAGTTCATCCCAGTTAATGCCATCAAAATCAAGGAAATCTCTAAGCATAAGTGAGCAATCTGAAACTTCCTCATCTAAAATTGATTCAACAAATGCTTGCAAATTATCAGCACTTTCACAGCAATCTTCTTCTAGCAAATCTCTGATTTGATCGCCAAACCAAAGGTTGATGAGCCAAGTGTTGCGATTTGTCCAACCGTTATAATCTTTCATTAGAAGCCTCCTGTGTATACAATTGTATAAACGCCATTATTTTCATGGGCTTCAAAAGTTAGACCAGCTCTTACCGCGCTTTCAATCATAGATTGAAGAATGACTCTAGAAGTTGTCTCAAAATTCATTTGATTAATCATTTGTTTTGCCTTTTGTTTTATTGATTGCCCCCCGAAAGGGGCGGGTAATTTATGCAGCGTACCAAGACTCATTTACAAAAGGGCTTGGATCTCCGTATAAGAATGTTTTGACTTCTCTAATCTCTTCTATTGCTTTGCAGTACGCCTCTTCAATTTGGAAGATTTCATTCTTAATGTTCTTTGCATATTTTCTGCTTTGTTCTGTGTCAAAGCCTCGCAAACATTCTTCCAATGTATTGCCATTCGTTTGCAAACGGATAAGGTCGTTTTTAAGTATGTTTAATCTGTTTAAGTTCATTTTGTAGCCCTTGTTTCATTGATTGAAGTTACATTATGGTATATTAATATCATATAGTCAACACTTTTGTAAACTTTATTTAAGTAAGGCGAAAAAAAACCCCGCGCTAACAGGGCTTTAATTTTATGGAGTTTAATACGACCAAATAGCAGGGGAGGGGAATCCGTCTTCTTCTGTACAGACATCTAGGTGAATAAATCGACCCGATCCTTTCTGCTGAATACCTATTCTTTCTATACCATGCTTCTGGGCCACTCTAATGACTTCTAAAGCCTTTTCTCCCATGCATAACACATCTACTGCCTTTCCAGTTGTATGCGCTCCTAGCTTGGTTTTACGCGCTTCTATGGGGTGCTGTGGGCATCTGTAAGCAGATGACAGGGGTAGACTGAATCCACACTCTTCGCGGATATCATTTAAGGTAGCTAAAAATCCTAGATCAAACTCGACATCATTACAGCCGCATTTGCAGGTCAGTTCTTTAGCTCTGAAGTAGCCTTCTTTTTTCTTAGCTGATTTAGCCATGTTATTTTCCTTCTAAACTTTTGGTCTTTTCGAAGCTGCGTAGCCCACCAAGTCCTAACAGGCCCATAAGAATAGGCATCATTGTGCCAGTGTCAGCTTGTGGTATGACGATACCTGCGCCAGCGGCTAGTGGTGAGATCAGAAAGTTAACGGCAAAGCCAAGGACACAGACCCAGCCTGTTGCTGGTCGCCAGCTACTTTGGAACCAGTTGCCTTTGGCCTCTTCGGTGTTAAGCTTGACTTGTGCCAGTGCAAGTTCCTGCGCGTGGCGTTCCGACATTGTTGCAATCTCATGTGCGATCTTCTGCTTTGTGTCGGCATCAGGTATCCATTTGTCTAGTAAACTTGCCACTGGGGCAATCAGTGCTTGTAACATATCATTCAATCCATTTAGCAACAGCGAAAACTGAAATGATCATTGGGTACATCATCCAAAGCATTGCCTCTAGCTTGTCAAATCGCTTAGTGCCGCCTTCTAGTCTACGCTCAATGTTCTCGTATCTTATAGCGCATTCTTTTTCATGCGATTCAAGCTTAGAAATTGTTTCAATATCCGACATATCAAACCCAATAAAAGTAATAAAAACTAGCAGCCGTTGCAACCAACAGCATGCCTCCAAAAACGTGTTTAATCATATCATCATTTTTAGACTGTTGCCGCAGCTTGGCTAATCTTTTCTTCTCGCGCTGGTGCTTATTCTCCATGAGCGACTTATGCTGTATGGCTAACATATCACGCCAGACTTCTCTCGGAGTATGCTTTTTGAGCTCCCGCTCTTTAGCGCGTATCTCAGCTTTTGCCCACGCTAAATCAAGCGCCTCTGCCTGACTCAGCACATGATCGCCAGCTTTGGTAGCCTCTTCGATATTCTCGACAGCAACTTTTGATTCCGTGATTGTAGAAAATAACCCTTTTAAATCAGACAGGTGGCTACCTGACTCCTTGACGGTTTTAATCCCCGCGTTTAAAGTCTTTAGCGCACCAACGACAAGGGTTATTTCAGCAATCATATTAGCCTCCTAAAATAGGCCGCGTTGTGGGAAACGAATCTGTGGACGGCCATTGACGCAATGCAGTCCTATACGTCAGGATGTTGTCACGATTCGGCCAGTCAGGCGTTTGTGAAGCTGTGTCTGTGGATGACAGTTCTGCATCACGCCATTGTCGGGCTTCTTCTGCTGCTGTTGGCTCTGGTGCTGCAGGCTCTACCCAAAGCTCATAATGCTCAAAGTTAGCTTCAACAAACTCAGCGTCTGCTTTAATGTGATTGGTAACATTACCATCAGCATCTTTAATTATATATCTCATTTTTCTCTCCTTATGCTGGTAAGTATTGAATGATTACAATGCCGTCACCGCCGCGACCACCTCGTGAATAAGAATTACTTTGAAGGTTCATAGCACCTCCGCCGCCGCCCCCAACTCCAGCTTCACCGCCAAATATAGTCCTAGCTGCGCCAGAGCCTTCTGATCTAATAGCACCCCCGCCTGACAAAAATCCACCATTTTGACCGTTTCCGGGCGCTGGTTGGCTGGGACTAGAACTTGATTGATAGATAAAAATGCCTCCTGCCCCACCACAAATAACACCGTACCCCATTAAACTTTCTGGCCCTATAGAGTCAACGGAGCCTGCATTTCTAACTTGAGTTCCAGTTTCCGACTGTTCGCCTGTCCCGTAAATACCAACAGCCCCTCCACCAAACTGCCCACCTGCGCCACCAGTCCTATTTACATCGCCGTTTGAAGCTGAACCACCCGCTGCTCGTGAACTAGTACTAGATACTGCTGCTCCACCATTAGCAGTTAAAGTGCTAGACAACCCTGTCCCTGCCACTGTACTAGCTCCTCCAGCACCTGACGGGCTTGAATCACCAGTAGTAGCTAATCCTGCTGCTCCAACAACCACAGTAAAAGAACCAGAAGTTGTAACAGCTAAACTGTTCTTTTTGCAATATCCTCCAGCAGCGCCTGAAGATGTGCTATAG